CGTCCTCTGACTTTTTTCCTAGGAAAAAAGATTTTGCATCGTTTTCACGATGGCAACCACCTCACATGAGTTTTCAAGTGAAATCTCATGACTGAAGACTCAAGATGAAGTTTGTCATATTCCGATAGTCCTGGAAGATGAAAAAACTTCATCAGAGCTGGAATACCGTCAAGTTTGTCATTCCTTCTTTTGGAAGAAACGACAAGAGATTTGTATTCAAATCTCTGTAAGCTACTGTTCCATCTCTGGATAGTAGTAGCATCCTGACGCGTATGCCATCCAATAGCACCAGACTTTTGAGCCACCAATGGGAGTTGTTTACCCAAAGATGTTTCAAGAGCTTTCGCTAAGCAGTATCGTCCCGCTAGCCAAAGTTGGTTAGAAGTAGATACTACGGAAGCAAGTGCATTGGCATCAGTTGAGGCTAGATCTGGATCGCAGCGTAGGTATACGGGCGTAACAAGTACGCCCATGTACGCATCTACGCCGCAACTTTCTCGAAAGTTTCCTTGAGAGAAAGTCTTACCGCGGTTGATCTTAAGACCGCAGTCAGAAATCCACATAGCCACACTGGGGTAATACTCACGTTTGACGATGATGTCATCGCCATATACGTGAATACACGAAGCGTACGTTTTCAACAGATCCAAGGTGATTTTCTTACTATCACCAACGATCGCCGTTAATGCTACAAGAGCAAAAACGACAGATTGTATTGGAAATGTTGTAGCGTTACCCATCCCGGCGTACTTTTTCAATTGCAAATGTTCGTCATGAACATCGACAAAGGGAGTACGACAGTCTAAGATCCCAGATAAGAACCTGGGCCTGTTAGAGAATACTGCTTTCACAAGTTCAAGTGAAAGCAAATCACTAGCAGAACTTAGATCCATCGTAACCCAGTCACCAGTAACGGAGCCGGATAAAGCAAGTTCTTGATTCCTGCTCTGATCCGTAAGCGTGAGGCAACGTCGAAGCACCGGACAACGATCGATAGATCGTCTAAGGTGCTCGTTGAAACCTTGCTGAACGAACTGGTTCAAACATGGCTCAACCGTAATAGTTCTTAAGGCTGTAGAAGTCTTAGGAACAGCGACGACGCGACACGCATCGCTTCGTGGGACATTGCTGAGTTCTTTATCAACGCGGTCATGATATAGCGAAGAAACTAAATCGTAACCAGCGTTGTTTAAAGAAGCATCATTATCAAGAAGATGCGATGTCAAGAAGGACCACTTCTGGTTCAACTTGAGACCTTCAGCAACGGCACCAGGGCCGTGCTTGCAGTTGAGCTCATTATACTCATCTAAATCGAGTAGAACGAGCTTTGCAACACGAGCCACCCTATCGAGTCTAAACGGAGCGATGCTCTGAATAGACTTGTCAAGGGCGGCAAATTCACTAAAAGCACGACTTTCGAGGAGTTCTCTACGGTCGTCACTTGGAGTGAACTTCTTAAAGAAGTACAAGCACTCTCGAATACACTTAATGTATTCGGAACTTGCATCTTCTCTAAGCAGACCTGTTTTAGCATCGAAGACATTACAGATCATACCCGAGAACAGTTTCGGGATTGATCCCTTCCTGGAGAATCCAGGAGGGCAGGTAAACCTTCCCTCGTCTAGGCCTTTGTCAAAGGCTTTGCCAAGAGAAGGAAGGGCAACGGTTAAGAAACCGATACCCTCGTCTTCAAAGCGCGCCAAAAGCGTAACAGAGTCACGCTCTAGTCCAATAACACCAGGAAGGAGCCTCCTATAGTCATTTAGGAGGCACTTCAGCAGGATTGTCAGGCTTTTCATCAGTTCCACCTTGTGGTTGCTGATCCTGCTTGACAGTAGCTGATTTTGCGACGTTTCGACGTCGCCGGCCGATCGATGGAACACCATACTTCGAAGAGAAGAAGGTGAGGGTGCTTCCGAGTAGGAAGAGACCCAATTCTTCAAGACCGAACATCATAATCATATCCTTTCGATATGAACTGATCTAAGGTTCCGAGGAACCATCGAATCGCGTTAAGACTGAAACGCGAGGAATTTGGCCGGTGTCACCGCTGCGGTGGCCAACGTGTCGGTAAGGGCCTTAAGCAAGGCCGCTTTCGCCGCCGCGTCCCATCCGAAAGCTGGGAACGAACACGAAATGGAGACAGTCGCAGTCTGCTTGCTGACTTGGCCCGTGTAGGGCGAAGTGGCATTCAGAGTTTGCGAAACCTTCATATAGTGACGTTCGCCGCTCGAAGAGTTGGTTGAATGGTTAAAGGCCAGTTGGTAACCGTTTGCGGTATCCCAACGGTCCGAACCATAACCATCGGATCTGACGACTGCAAAAGAAAGTGCAGGCGTCGGACTGGCTGCAGCAACAGTGATAGGGTCAGCTAACATGTAAAGAGATCCTTGGCTATTAGGTCCAAGGCAACATCTCGTTGCCTTGATACCGAGGCGTTACGGCATAAAATCATTTCATGCCGTGAATCTTGATACTCGCGAGAGCACCAAGAATTGTCTTCTGGCCGTTTGTAAGCGACGAAGAAGACGGGGTCTTTATTCCTGCTACTGATGCAAGGCTGAGACGAAGTACGTACTTTGCCTCAAACACAGCAGATGGCGCATCTGTGACATATGTAATGCCAGAGGTGCGACTTCCGTTGATAACCTTGTACCAGTCTGATGAGGTGCGAAATTTGACTGTCGTGGTTGAACGGCTTATCTCTCGATAAGTCAGAAAACCAAAATTGATTAGCGATTTGTCTTCGAGGAGAGTATCCATGATATGGATATAATCCCCTATGCCAGAGAACCAATCAATTAACCAAGTCCATGGTATCAAGTCATAGATATCAGAGGGGCGAGGATCGGCACCATACTTACGAACAATCAGATTCGTTCGTAGTTTGGGAATGTCGACGGTAGGAAATTCAAAAGTTGCATTAACGACACACCGGAGTAAGCACTCGCGAACTCCAGTGGCGGTAGGGTAACTAATGATATTCTCACCGGTGGCAAAGTCAAAATCAGCACAAGGAGGACTGCTATCTTTCTCGATCCAAGACATGCCGGATCGGAAGGACGTAGCCATGCCGTTTCGTGCTATAAGCCGATTGATATCGGCCGCAACACGAGCAGGCTTGTCTAGTAGCGTCGAAACCGCTTGGACAACGGATGCCCAACCAAACTTATAACATAAGTAAGCGTTGGACAATTCTTTGTCTAGTCCATAGATATTGAGTGATCGTGCATAGCTATGCAAGAGCACTTTCATGTCTGTAGACCAAAGAGAGGGGTTAGAGAGGAGAGAGACAAACTTCTCCTTACCAACAAGACTCTCAAAAGACTTCCATGCTTGAACCGTGCCACGCAGCATCTGAGGAACATCCTTAAGTTCCCCGACCTGGTAAGCAAGGTTAAAGCGACGACTTGTTGGCAGACTTTTACCAACAAGCCCCAGTCCATATTTGGACATTGCAGTAGTTGCACGTCCATAACAGGCTGAGGAAGTTACCTGCGATTTCGGCATACGAAAGCACGGTCCCACGCGGGTGTTATGGTAAACGCGATTATCGTAATAGCTTTGAAAGCCATACGTATAATTGTCGTTCCATACATAGGCCTCTGAGTTGTACGAATTTTCGCAATTCGAAGAGTCGAATTTTGGTACGTAGAGTTCAAACTCTCCGTATTCAGAATCGATTCCCCTAGTGCGACGAGTCGTATCAATACAGAAACCAGGTATGGCTAACTGCGAAGTAACTGCAGTTAGACCAGTTCCAGCCGATGCAGTATTAACATAGCTATCGTAGGGGACAGCATAAGTTCCGAAAGAGTGTTGCACTTGTTTCCAAGTATGCGACACGAATCGGGGTTTTGCTGTGATCCCAGGGATAATTCTGTTCCTACTGCGAGGAGTTATCTTAACTACAGGAAATCTGAATCGTGCCCAAGGATCAAAAGCGCAAGCAATCGATCCCATAAGGTCCGAACCAAATATCCTGTAAAGATAACGCTCAAGACCAATGCTTTTAGCGGCAATCTCTTTTGCTCGCTGACGATACATATCTAATGTATAGTCATAGTTCAAGGGCGTTAAGTCACGCTGAGGAACTACGTCGAACAAGAGAGCCTCCACAGGTCAAGACTAGGGCTCACGCTCAAGGCGCAGCGCACCCCGAAAGGGGTG